GAAACGCGGCCGTTTCATGGGCGAAGCAGACATTCATGCACGGTAGATGAATCAGTTTGCAATTTCGCCGACGCAATTCCGGCCAGAGCCGCACGCAACGCTCGATCGCAAAATCCACCACCACAGAATCCTTCAGCCATTTCGGCGGCCGGTCCGGCGGGCAGGGCTTTGTGATTTTGCAACCCGCCGCTGCCAAACGTGCGGGCCAAGGGTTGTCGGCAGCTTCCTTGCTTGCCGGCAACACGGTGACGGGGATTTCCAGCGACCGCCACAAGAGGGCCACGGCCCCGCTTTCAGTATTCCCTCCACCCACAGGTCTGGGGCAACCAAAAAGAACAATCGACTTCATGCTTTGGCAACCTCATCTTTGGATTGTGCTTCGTCTGCTTCCGCCTGGCGGATGGCCTCCAACACCAGTTGCCGCATGGGCCAGCCGGCGCCGGGTAAGGAGGCGGCCACCTTCAGAAAGAACCCTCGCTTCTGCGCTTCCTTCCGCATGTGTTTGACGATGCGTTTTAGTGTGGCCGGCTCCCGGCAACCCGTAGGACCAGCCTCGTCCATTTCCTTGACAAGTTTTTCGCAACCACAGCCGCGCAAGAAGTTCTGGTGGAATCGACGTTTGAGAATGCAGTGTAGATGGGTGCCTGGTCCCGCCATTACTTTACCTTTGTCCAGTGGTTCAATTCTGGCTGCGCAAACTCAATCGCCGCCTGCCGCTGCTCTGCCGTGGGGACAATACTCGTGAAGTCGATCATGGCGTCTACCGCAATTTGCGGAGATTGGAGTATATCAGCGTAGCGCAGCTTAATGTACTGCACGTTATAGTAGGCAAGATCGGCGTCACGCTTAGCGTAGAGCCAGCGAACGCCATTGACCGTTTCCTCGGGCGTGAGCTTATGTTTCCACCATGACCGGCCGGAAAGAGCCACATCATCTGTGGGCCGCTCGGTGGCAAACACTTTCAATTTCGGCCATGCTACTATTATTTGCGGTATCATGCGGCAAAGGCAGGGATTCTTGAAGCCCACTATATCGCCGACACGCTGCCGTAAGATTCTCCTGAGTGTGCGAATCCGTTGCTGCGGCGTAGTCCACTCCAGCGGATCAAAAATCATCCCGTAGGTCGCCAGCCGCAGTTGATGCAAGCCCTCGTCCTCAAAGTACCCAATGGGATTCTTCCGATTTGGTTCTCGCCATGAGACGCCCATATCCACACCAAGTTTCCAGAGCATCCCCGCCACGCAGCTTGTGCCAGAACGTGGAGGCCCGACCACGGCGATAACTAAAGCGGAATCCATGCTATCGCAGCCTCACCAGCCGATCCGCCACCAGTTCGATGGTCATGTGATGTGCTTGCGTAAACTTATTCACGGCACGAACTACGCCGGGATAGTTCGGCGTGTAATCGTGCGCCAACAGCACGCCGCCGGGTGTCAAGAGAGGCATCGCCATCTGTAAATCATTCAGCACTGGGGTATAATGGTGGTTGGCATCCACCACGATCAGATCGAACTTAGCGGGGTTCAGTTTCTCGAATTGCGTGGTGGTCCCCACAAAAATCTGATAGTTTTCGCATTGCTGCGAGTTTCTGACCGCCGGGAGGCCGAAGGCAGCGTCTTTGGCCACAAAGATGTCCAGTCCGATGAATTGCACCCTCGGCCGCTGTTTGGCTAACCAAGTAGCAGTTGCCCCTGAATGCGTGCCGATTTCTAGGATACGGCCAGTCTGCGGTATCAGGATCAACAATCCTTTGCGTTCCGCTACCGTCATTTTTGATAGCCCGAAGATGCCAGGAAGTCGCGTAGGTTTCCAATCTTTGGTCCTCACGGAATATTCTCCTGTTTGCACGCCGCCATTAGTTCTGCTACCGAGTGGCGTCCGCGTTGGTTGAAATGATAGACATAAGCTGGTCGCCGCAACCGTTGGGAGTGCAGGGCATTGTACTGCCACGGTAACCAGGTCACGGGGGTGCGCATTTGATGTAACACGCAGCTCAATGCCCCCTGGTCTGCACGGCCCACGTTCCTGAACTGACAGTATTCGCCAGCTTCCTTCCATCGTCGCAACACATTAGCGTGCAATGTGCGGTGGTACAAAATTAGTCCACCATTCAAGTGCTTGCTTTCATCAGGATAGGCAGGCACGCCGAATAGCCTGGACTCGCGGCGGCCGACGTAAGCAACCGGATGGTGAGGCTGATGACGCGATACTACGCCAAAGTGTGTCTCGGGCACGATAGCAAAGAGATTGTGACAATCACTACCGATTAGAATGTCGCCGTCGAGCACTAGCACTCGGTCGTAAGGCGCGGCATAATGGCTGGTAGGAATAAGCGTCTTTTGCCAGAAGTGATGGATGTCAGCTAGCGGAAAGGTAATTTCTTGATACCCTGCTTCCCAGCGTTCAGCCGCCAAACAAATTGAACGGCGCGCTTGCTGCGGCATGAAGTCTCGCAAGTTGAGTACGATAATGCCATTCACGAAAAGCTATACCCGAAGTAGTCAATGTCCAGCGCAAAGCGTTCCGTCACCAGATTGCGTATGGCTGGCGTGTAATAAGTGCGGTAGTCGGCGTGCCTAGAGCTATTGCGATGCGGCATGTCGGCCAGCGAGATACCGAGCTTTTCCCCCAGCTTCAGACAGCTTGCTTGATAATCCTCGAAGCGGAAGATGTCATTGACCAGTAGGTTGCCGTAATGATCCGTTAGGTAATCCAGTTGGTTAAATGCAAAGTGATTGCGACTGCGCCAGCGATTTCTACCCTGAAGTTGCTTCCTTATCGTGGAGGCTGTTATGAATTCCGCGAATGGGAGTTGAACTGCCTCCCAGCGATAGCGCCCCCACCAATCTGTGCGGCGCCAGTTTGGTCGCCAAGCTTTCTCGCGGAGCATAGTGTACCATGACACCAGCCGATCCCACGGGTTGCGAACAAAAGTAAAGCGATAGAGCTGCTGAAAGGCTTGCGGCCCCAGTCGTTGCATCGCATCTTCGGCATGCGGATGCGGAGAAATAAATCTATGTGCTTGCGGGAAGTGCTGCCGTAGTGCCTTTCGGAGGCTGGTGCCACCAGTGCGTTGGATATGTACGAACAAGAACTTATCGGAGAGTGAGATAAGCATGGTTGAAGTTTACCTGTGAATCAGTGCAGTGATTTCTGTATTGAGCATGACAAGTGCGTTCATGGCAGAGCCGTCTCCGTGCGTGCCTGCCACCAGGCCACCAGTTCATTCAGGATGCGAGGATCGGGCGGTGAATCCTCCAAGGTGCGGGCGTGTGGAAGTTCTTGCTCGTTGCTTGGTGGCAGTTGAGAAGGAACTTGCGAATCTGTTTCCTGGTGGTGGTCAAGGCTCTTGTCCAAATGTGCCTCGGCCTGTTGAAACTGTTCTGGGCTGGGTTCGATCTCCGCAAAGGCCGCCATCCACTCCAGGTGCTTGCGGGGTTCCGCCAGGAATTTGTCGAAGTCCAGCCGCAAGACACGTTCGGCGGGAACCGCTGCGATGTCGCGATCACGAGTGGAAATCAAGCGGCCGATAAGTTCTTCCGGCTTGATGCCCGCTTGCCACCAGCCGAGCTTACGGAGCGAGTCGATGCTTTTTTCCAACGGCCGATCCAACACCACAAACTTGCACTCCGGCCATGCCTGAAGCATCTCGGGGACCATCAGGCAGAGTTTGGCATGCTTCGCGCCGATGATCGCCCCCTCATTCCCCCGGCCCTGGAGCCACACCCGCAACAGCTTCACGCGCTTGTCAAAGGGTTTTGCTTCCTGAAAATGCGGTTCGGGATAACAGGCCAGACAGAGGTCGTAGAGCATCTTGGCCTCGAAGCATCCCTTGGGGCTGGCCGCCTTGCCTCCCTCGAAAAACTTCCGGCCCATGACGACGCCCAGTTTATGCAAGGCCCCGGCCAAGGCACTCGTACCTCCGCGATAGGGACCTAGCACGGCAAGTACCATAGGTAAGACTCTCTGCTGACGATCAAAGGAACGACGGCGCAGGTGCCGACCCAGGATTTCGCTGTAGCCGGCGGCTTGTTCCACCAGCCAGTGCGTCGGGGCATAGGTAACAATCTGGCCGATCGGCGAATCGCCGCGGGAGAGCCTTTCGAGGTGATGATCAATGTGGTGGCCGGTCTGCCAATTGTGGGCCGTCAGGTGTCGGTAGACCTTCTTCATACCTGCATTCGTGAGGGCGTATGCGTGCAGGCGATTTACGGACCAGGGGCGCACGACTTCAGGGTTGATGACTTGCGGGGGATGATTTTTGTAGTGGTTGGTCTGGCCCCCGAGGTAAACTAATTCAGCGTCTTGCGGCAGGGCGTTGAGGAAGGCGGCAACCTTTGCGGCAAATCCTTCGGTAAATTCAGCATCATCTTCGAGGACCAAAAGCCGCTTCACGCCGTCACGCAATGCGTCTTCAATGCAACGAAGATGACTTCTGAAGGCGCCCCATGCGGCATTTCCTTGGTTGAAAAAGGGCGCTGGCGGGCAGAGTCGCCCGTCTATGGCCGGGAGAACCTCAACTTCCCGAAACGGCCATGTGGTCTCGCTGAGCCGCTTCCGAAAACTTGCCAACCGCTGTGGAGTTCTGCCCAAGGAAATGACAACACAGCGTGAGAAATAATCACGAAGGTCGACCATCGTTGTGTTTTTCCAGATATGCAATGGCTTTGAGGTTCATTACGCTTCCTCGGGGATGGGCTGACACTTTGTTGCCTCTCGCTCAAACCATTTCGGATCAAAGAGCGCCAGTTCGCTATGGACCCAAATCGCCAATCGCCGCCAATGCCGCGTAAAGATGCACCGCACATCCGGCGTTTTCCAGAAGTCGCCGGATGTGACCCAAGACAAGTGACGGCAGCCATGCTGGCAAGACTGCCTAGTCTCGCACTCTCTACACTGCGGCGATTCGACCCCCTTAGAGCATAGGTGAGCGTACTGATAGAGGTCTTTCCCAAACTGCGGCGTGTTCCCAGCCAGGAAATCCGAAAGTTTCCCGCCGCACATTACCGAGTCGCGCGGTTCGTTGAGGAAACGGTGGCACGGCATGAGATAACCATCGAATGTAATGGCTTGCAGGCCCCAGCCTGCACCGCAGCCGATCGTCATGGTCTGGCTGTTGGCGAATATCTTTCGGGCGAACAGTTGCAGCACTTCATTGCCTAGCACGCAGCCAAGCTTGAATTGCCGCACAAATTCTTTCGCCAAGCGTTCCGTCTGCACCTTATACTCGTCAATCGCCTCTAGCGGCCAGTCGGCGTAGTCGTCGGTGGCGAAATCCAATGAACCATAATAACCCTTGCTGTAGAAATACTTCATGCTTTGCATGAGGTACTTGGCCGTTTCAGGAATGGTGGTAATCCGCCGTGGGCGGTGGTAATCGTCCCACCAAGCGCTTTCACGTTCGTACCATTGCAAGTAGTCACCGGGCCGAGTGTGTTGGCAGGCTTCTGGGCAACCGCCGACGCTGCGTTTCGAAAGTACGTCATGCTCTCGGCACCACGCGACTTGCTCGGGTGTAGCGGTGGCCCCATTGGTGAAAATCGCCTTGCCAATGGGCAGTTGCCGCTTCTCGGCCGCAAGGATAATTTGCTGCACGACGGCGAAGTTTAGAAACGGCTCGCCGCCAAAGAAATTCAAGGCAACACGTTTCCGGGGCGGCAAATCCGTGCTCAGTTGGCTGACATACTCCACGATCTGCGCGGCAACCTCCGGCGACATATCACCCTGGGCGGAATCCGCTGCCCGTTCGAGATAGCAATACTTGCATCGCTGATTGCAGCGGGCGGTAATGCCAATATCCAGTTCGCCGGGCCGCCACGTACTGGGATCAAGCAATATCGGCTGTTTCGGGCACGCCATTCTCGTATGCCTGAGTAAGGGCTGTGATAATGAGTTCTTCGGCAATCGGCAAGTCGTCCAAGAGAAACTGATTCAGTTCTAGGGGCTGATCGCCACGGCCGACTTGTACCAGCCCGTCGCGTGTGTAGATGAAGATGGCCAGTGTCCCGGTTGGTTGAAGTTTCCGGGAAGTGTCGATCCAGGCGTCAATTTCCTTCCGTTCGTTCTCCGTCATGCATGATCCTCCTTGATCTTTAGGTTGGCGTATGCGAACCAACAACCGGAGTGATGTGCGTATCGGTGATGGTCGCCCAGGTAGTAAACACAGTAGTGTCATCGGTGGCGTAGACCGTCCACAGTCCATCCACCACGCGGAAATGGAAGGCGGCTAGCACGAGGCAGCAGAGGGTATTGCGGCCGGCAGTGCCTTGCACGTCGGCCATATCTGCCAGAAAGACGCCCTCGACGGCTTGCGGTTTGAATCGCCAGTCTGCGCCACGGGCCTCGATCATGTTGGCCAGTTTGGTTTGCAATTCGCTGCTGTCGGCCAGGATGTCGTTGATGCTGGCGTTGTCGGGGGCGGTATAGCCGCCGGGAGTCAACCAGTCGCCCTTAGCGTTGAGAGCAGCAGCATCTATTGCAGAAGCGTCAATCCATCCAGCAGGCGCATGCGTCCCTAGAGAGGTAAGCCAATCACCACTGGCTGGCATGGTCCCTAGCTGTGTTTTCAGGTCCGCTACGCCCGTGGTGTTGAGCGAATCCGCCAAATCCATCTTTGCGCCAACAGTGGCCCAATCACCTTTCCCGTTGAGGGCGTCGGTGTCGATGGCAGCCGCGTTGATCCAACCAGACGGTGCGTTGGTTCCAAGGGTCGTCAAGGGATTCGTGGGGATGGCCAGCACGTGAGCATCGGTAGCGAGCCCCGACTGAATAGCGGTCACTGCGGTGGCATTGGGTGCGTCCACGAGATCCATCACATCACCGGCCTGGGCCGCCGTCTTCGCGGGGTCGTAGGCCCCGTCCAATGAGTAACCCGTCTTGTCGCCGGTATCGGCCTTCACCGCCGCGATGTCGGCCGAGACGCTGGCGCCGGCGGGTGTGCCGAGAAGAGTGATGATGGAATAGATGTCATCCCAATCGATAACCTCCACACAGTTGTCAATGTCGAGCAGAATCGATTGAGTTTGGGTACTGAGATAACTGTAGAGACTATCGATGTCTGCGGCGATCGTTTCCCATGTTGGCGTGCCGAGCAAAGCGTAGGCGTCGCCTGTCATATCTGGCGGTGTCCCGCCTTTCCAGCAAACCACGTCGGCTCGGACCTGCCCGCTGGTGAGGTTGATTTGACCTTGGCCTGCCCCCTGAGAAACCTTGACGTAACCGTTGCTGTCGATCTGCATCGAGGAGAAATAAGACGGAAAGGTCACACCAGAAATTGAACTGATACTGGTCGCCGACAGGGTGACTCCCGTATCTTGGTTGTACACGTGAGCCCAATCGATACCGACAGACCCCGCTGCGCCAGCGGAATCAGTTCCCAGGATTTTGCCAAGGTCCATCCTGCCGGAACTATCGATAGCCAGAGACGCAAAGTTGGCAGGGAATGTCTGGGTCAAACTAAATCCTGTTTTTCCCCAAGCCGCAAGTCGATTGTCGATGTCGGTGGTGGTCAGCGTTGAAAAGCCCGTAGCAGTTGCCCACGACCCCGAACCATGAGCGCTATTGAGCGCGGTAACGAGGGCGTCAAACGTAGTAGTCGTTCCCGAGAGGCTGAAGCCAGTTTTACCCCAGGCCGTTAGTCTTGCGTCGATGTCCGAAGTAGTCAGCGTCGAAAAGCCCGTAGCAGTTGCCCACGAACCTGACCCGTGGGCACTGTTGAGGGCCGTCACAAGAGCATCAAACGTAGTCACGGTTCCGCTAAGGCTAAACCCCGTCTTGCCCCAAGCAGCAAGCCGGTTGTCAATATCGGTCGTGGTTAAGGTGCTGGTGCCAGTTCCGATCGTCGGTTTGTTCGTTACATCTGCGGCCCAGTCGAGCGTGGCCGGACTCTTGGCTACAGCGTAGTGGCTGCTATCGGCCTTCACATAGTAGTGACCCGAATCGGTTGAAAACTCTAGGGTCTGAGGGACTCGACTAAGTAGAGTCGTGGTTCCCGAGGTGTCGCCGCCAGCATAAGTGGACCAATCGCCTTTACCATTCAGAGCAGCCGAAGCGATAGCTGCTGCATTGATCCATCCGCTAGGTGCGTTCGTGCCTAACGTCGTCAGAGGATTTGTGGGGATCGCCGACACGGCCGTTTGCAGGGCAGCATTGCCATAGGTTCCGTTGTTGACGATGGCGTAGGCATCGCCAGTCTGCGCCGTGCCGATCGTCCAGTCAGCCAACTTTTTGCCAATGGAACCCACAGCCGTCATGCCGCTGGTGGCTGCGTTCCAAATAGCAGCGATGATGCCGTTGAGAACATCCAAGTAACCGGCGCGGGTTGTGGTGTAGCCCTGCGCGGTCATGGCGGATTGCACGCCGGTTCCGTCTAGGGTCGAAAGGCCCGCTTGGATTTTGGTGACTGCATCAGCTTTTACGCCTGCGGCCGTGAGCCAATCGGTCGTGACCACAGGAAGATTGGTCAGTGTCGTGACCGTGCCAGAGTCTACGATCACATGCTGGCTCGTCGAGATGGTGGTGCCAGAGAGGCCGACCGCGGTCGTGGGGGCGTAGACGTGGCCCCAATCTACGCCAACGTAGCCTGCTTGCCCTGCACTGGCGGTTCCCAAGACCTTGCCAAGATCAACACGGCCAGAGGCATCGACCGCCAATGCTGCCGTAGCGTTGCCTACGTAGGCTCCTACGGTGATTGCCGCCGCCGCTGTTGCCGTCTGACCTCCAAGTTGCGCTGCGTTTGCCTGGACGTAGGCAGAGGTTATGGCCGTCCCTCCCCACTTGCTCACGTCTACGCGGCCATTGGCGTCGATCGACAAGGAGGAAAAGTTGCTGGGGAACGACTGGGAGAGGGAGTATCCTGTCTTATCGCTTACGGTGGAAACCGTGTAGCCGGTCTTATCTGCGTTAGTGCCAACTGTGACCTTGCCCGTACCAGATGTGATGGCGAGGTCGGCGAAATTTGTCGGGAAAGCAGACGGTAGGTTATCAGTTTTAGCCCTGATCGCGTTCAGCACTTCTCCCTCGCCGAGGCCACTCTGAAAATCGGGATACCAATCCACGGTCCCCGAGGCGTTTCTGGCGCGGACCCGCAGGATCAACATCTTGTCGGCCGTGGACGGGGTGTAAGTCACAGTGACTTTATGCCACGCTGTATCATCGTCCCAGTTCACGCCGGCCGCGTAGTCCACCAGTTTGCTGTTGGCCGAATTGAACGCATAATCCGGATCAATCAATTGAATCCGGGCTGGTTCGGTGAACCCAGCCGCCGACGAGAGGATGTAGACATCCACGGTGAGCGGGAAATTCTTCTTCACGAAAATCGGCAGATCGAGGAACACCGGGTAGGTTACAACCTCCAGCGTGTGCTGATGCGCGTACGGACAGGTGAATCCCGACGGCTGAGAACCAGGGGTGTGCGAAGCGACTTTGCCTCCGGGCATCCAACCTTTCACTTGGCCGATCTGCGGCACGCCCGCACTGTTGGCGATATCATAGATCATCGTCTGTTGCCAGGCGGAGGCACCGCCAGCAACGGACTGTTGGTAAGAGGCACACTGAGTTGCGCTACCCAGATTAGCACCGTAGCCTTCCAGGACATCTACAGAATACAAGTCATAGATATTGCTGGTGAATGTGGCTCGACTCAAGTTGTAGCTGCCAGCGCGCAAACCATATATACAGTTGCTTATAATCCCATTGATGGCACAAGAAGTACAACCAAAATAAGCGTAATTCCCACCGTTGCAGGCCCCATTCAAACTGCAGGAAATACACGAATTTAAGCCATTACCATTGCCACTAAGATTCCCGGTTTCAGTTACTTCGCAGGAGTAACAACCGTAGAGCGCATTGGCGTTTCCGTTTACACTGCCAGTAACGAGGCAACCTACACACGTGTAAAGACCTCCTCCGGATGTCGTACCATTTCCACTCACAGTTCCGCTTACCGTGCATCTAGTGCAAGTACGAACTCCATACGTCCCCCCGCTGATGCTCCCGCTCAGCGTGCAGGAGGTGGAGTTGAATATCCCGTTTCCCTGTAGACTGCTTCCCGTCTGCCGGATTGAACATTGCAATACCGCACTGGTGGCTGCGTCGACAGCGTTCTGGGTGCCATTGAATCGAATCTCCACGTTCCGACGATTGAGGGTGAGAATCGACCGCGGAGCTTTATAACCGACCAGGTTTGAACTCAGTGTGACGGTAGTTGCGGTGATCGCTGTAGAGGCGTGCAGCGCTAACCTCTCCGCATCATTGGTCGCTCTTCGCCAATTGGCCACGGTCACGGCCGCGGAGAGTTTCCACGGCGTGTCCGCCGTGAGGTCGGTGGTCACGGGCAGAACGGCAGTACCGGCCGCGGCACCACCCTCGACAGTGATGGCACCGACGGAATTGCTTGTCAAATCCTTGATGTCGCCGCCCGACGTGGCCGAAATCTTGAACCAATTCGTATCGATGCTCTGAACGTAATACACTGTGCCTTCAGAAACTCCGCCGGGGAGCGTCCCGGTATTGGCCCAGAAATAGAGTGGTTGTCCGACGATGAACGGGTGTGCCGTGCAGTTGATCTTGTCGTCGGCCGCCGTACCCGTGCAGGCTTTCTCGCCGGTGGTGACCAGCGCCGTCACGTAGGTCGGATTCGTGCCGTAGAGTGAAATCGACAGGTATGTTGCATTGATCGTGGCGGTGCCGAGCAGTTCAATAATAGCCGTGTAGGACTCGGAAAGCGGAGTCTCCGCCGTGGCACAATTCAGTTGCCCCTTGCTGGCCGCGTTCGTGCCGGCAATCGTGGTGGCAGTTGCCAACTTCAGATAGGTGCTGGCGTTCGTGGCAAACGTCAGAATGCCCGGCGTGGTAGCGTGGCTGGTGATGGTGATGCCCGGCACGCCCGTAGTCCAGGCCGATTGATCCACATCGAACGTTACCGTGTGACCGGCCTGAATTACTACCGGGTGGGCGTCGCCATCGGCGGGAATGCCCCACGTGCCGCTGCCGTTGGCCGCCTCGTTCCACATCGTCGTGGCGTTGCTCCAGTTGCCGGACGCGAGCTGTGAATACCAGGTGGCCATCAGCGGAACCTTTCACAAAGAGCGATGAATCGAGCGAACAAGGGACAGACTGCCAGCAATGCTTGCCGCTGCGTCGGATTTATGCGCGGCCAATCAGCCTCACAACGGACCACATGACTCTCCACGGCATCCAGACCGTCCGCTACTTTTTTTGCCTGACCTGGCGGGAGGTGCATGTCTATCTTCGTTTTTTTGGCCACGTTAATTCTCCCCAACTATCTCGAACTCTTCCTCTTCCGGTAGGGTGGCTTCGAGTGCATCCACCGCTGCCTGCACGTCGGTTGGCTGACTGCGAAAATGAAAACAGGTCTGACTCTCGTTGCTGAGAATCACATCCACATCGTATCCGTCGCAAACCATTTCTTCCCGAATGATGATTGCCATGATCGTTCCTTAGTTACGCGGGTTTCTTTGCGTTGCCGCCGCCGATCGGCGCGCCGCCATTGAGATTGCTGCCGGCTGACGGATCGCAGTAGAGTTCGGTGTAGGCCATCGTCTCACCTCATACCCAAAATTCTTCCCAATACTGGATTAGCTTCACCGGCCCGGTGAATCCTGCCGCCCCACGATCCGGACGATTGACTCAGCGAGGAGGTCTTGGGTGTACCAAGCCTGCGGACCAGCCTCAGTTTGCCTTTACATGGTATAGGCGCTTTGCAGGAATCTTTCATTACTCTCAAATTGCTCGCGTGTTCGATCGGGGAAGCGCAGGTCGGCAAAGCCTCGGCGAATGCCCAGCAGGCGAATCACCACGCGGATAGGGTTCTCCGTTGATGCTGCGGGCACTCGCAATCGGACATGGCCGTCCACTACTATCGCGCCGACACAGACGGCCTCGTCGGATTGACAGAGACATTCGATGCTGTCCTTGGCGCAGACCTCGATCAAGTGGGGATCAATCGGCACCAGCGTTTCGGCCTGCCTCACTATGATGATGAGACGGTCGTTAAAGTTGACTTCTGGGGACTCTTCCACAAACAGGGCTGTGAAACCCGTTTTGGTCCAGCTTGCCGGTACGATGGCCGTGGACTTGCCGCTGCCCGAGGGCACGCTGCCTGAGGGTACGCTGCCGCTGCCTTCACTGCCGCTGGCAGTTGAACCACTGCCAGTCGAAGGCCTCGATGAACCACAACTCTCCGATGTCTCAGAGCAGGCTCCCGCTTCACTACAAGGCGGATCACATTGAATAGGCCTCCATCTAAATTTTACTGCGAAGCCGCCTCGGCAGCCGGAAGATAAACTGGTGCTGATCGATGGGCGTGAAGAGGCCGATGATTCCGAGCTGATCGATGGGCGTGAAGAGGCCGATGATTCCGAGCTGATCGATGGGCGTGAAGAGGCCGATGATTCCGAGAGGGCGCTGCCGGATGACACGCTGCCGACACTAGGGTGACTGATACTCGACGGAACACTGCTGGCGCTGGGGTGACTGGAAATCGATGAACCGCGACTCTCCGATGACTCATGGCATCCTTGTTGGTGGCAACTCGGTGAGCCGGAAATCGACGAACCGCTGGGGATACTTGATGATGCCGACGAACCGCTGGGGATACTTGATGATGCCGACGAACCGCTGGGGATACTTGATGATGCCGACGAACCACTGGGGATACTTGATGATGCCGACGAACCACTCGATAGCGTACTGGAACTAGCACTGACTATGGATATACTGCTACCACTGATGACAACTGACGAGATGGACGATAGTGATGAACTCGTTGTGCCTCGCCCGCAACATCGTCCGTATTTAAGAATCTCAAATTTTTCGGAATCGGCGCAGCGTTTCGCCCAGGCTGTGGCCCATCGCGGCGCGTGGCCTAAGTCCGGAAAGTCAACCTCGTAGATTCCCAGCGGGTCCCAGACCTTGATGATGCAGCAGCGCTGCGCGTGACAACAGGTCCGTTGCCAACTATTGCCGTGACTTCCACTGCCTCCACTGCCTCCACTGCCTCCGCTGCTTCCGCTGCGGCCGCTGGTTGCGGATGGCGCAGCATTATGAGGAGCCGCAGCAGGAAACTGCGAACTGAAGCCGCCGTGGCAGCTCCCCGCAGACGAAACTGGGCCACTAGAAGCAGATGAGCCGGAAATCGATGAACCGCGACTCTCCGATGACTCATGGCATCCTTGTTGGTGGCAACTCGATGAGCCGGAAATCAATGAACTACTAGAGGGTGATGAGCTTGAAGCGGGCGAGCTGGATATTGATGAACTTCCGCTGGATGGCGAGCTGGATATTGATGAACTTCCGCTGGATGGCGAGCTGGATATTGATGAACTTCCGCTGGATAGCGAGCTGGATATTGATGAACTTCCGCTGGATGGCGAGCTGGATATTGATGAACTTCCGCTGGATGGCGAGCTGCTTTGGGAACTGACACTACTGGACGGAAAACTGGAGGATGAACCTTCAGAGTCAGAGTGGGTCGTTCCACTACTAATGGATGACTCACTCAAGGCACTCAAGCCCTCACTAAATGAAAAGGAGAAGCCACCTTGGCAACCGGAGGGCAAGCTGGTGCTGGATGACTTACTGGTTCTGTGCCGCTTGCCACAAGGAAATCTGAGCACCTGGGCGTCAACTTCCTTGCAGCAGTGCAAGTCCTTTAACAACCGCACACGAATGATGTCATCATAAGCGTGCAACACCCGCCAGGTGTGGGAGGTGTAGTCCATCACGCACCACACCCATTGCCCGCGCCCATAAAGCGGGTAGAGCGCTTCCTGCCAATAACAGGGGTGTTGTTTATCGCCGCCGCTGCCGCTGCCACTGGCTTGGCTTGTTCCGCTGCCACTAGCTTGGCTTGTTCCGCTGCGACCGCTATTGTCGGAGAAGTCAGCCTCAGCGATTAGTGATCCCGCAGGTCCACTAGCGAAACGACCGCTGGCGCTGGCCCCGCTACCTGTACTGCCTTCACTATTGCTGCTGCCTTGGTGGCACTTGTGAGGCTCATGCGGCGGGCCGGCAATCGGCCACCACAAATCAGTGAGCAGGTCGGGCGGGTTGACTTCGAGGGCCTTCCAAAATACATTTTCTGGCGTATTGCGATTGCCCTGGTTTCCCCAATCCCACCAGAATGTGACGGGTTTGCCCTTGCAGACCCAAAATAGACCTTGAATTCCGGGGCCGAAATTGGCTGGCCCTATCTGTTGCCAGCAGGTCACAATCTCGAAGCAGATCAATCGCGTAGGCAGGTTCGGTGAGAGGGTAATGGAGTTGGTGCTGGAGATGGCGTGCATCCCCAGTCCCGTATCCGGCGAGAGTGCTGCGCGAACCTTCTGGGCCGTGCGCGATGCCATCCGGGCCACATCCGACAAGCCGCCGATGGGTGTGCCGTGAACCGGAGATAACGAGGGGATTGTCATGGTAATTCGTTGTGCCGCTGGGCGGCTCTTGACGCCGAACTCTTAGCGTCGTAGTAGAGTTCCGTCAATCGCTGTTCCATGCCACTGGTACTCCCGCCACCGCTGCTGCCGGTGTTGCCGCCAGAACTACCATCCTGGGGCTCACGGCAATCCACGCCAGGACAGGTGAATGTGTCGTCGTCTTCGCAACCGCCGCTGTCGTAGTCCGCGCAGAACAAATCCTCGAACCGATAGTAGGGATAGCGCGGCACCCAGCCCTTTGGACACGTCCCATGTGGCGTGTACCCCATCTCCATCTTGTTGTAGTCCTGCATCATAATGAACCGCCAGCCGAACGGCGACTTGGGGGAGTTGTCGCGCTTGTACTCATGATTCCAACCCACGGCGTATTGCGCCTTATTGCAATCGTCTGGGTATGGCCCCTTCGCATTGGGAATCTGTCGGCACTTCAACACGCAAGTCAGCCGCCAACGCCGGCAGTTCTCCGTGTCCGGCACGAAGGTCTGGTCCAACGCCCAGGTGTCGAACATCAGTGTCCCTTCTTCTTCGCGCAGGAATAGGGGGTGATCGAATGGTGCATAGTCCGCACCAGGACAATCGCCATTGACGGTCCCTTCCCGCATGCGCCATGACCTTTCGGCCCGCATGATGTTACAAAGCTGCTCGTCCGTCAGGCGGTCGCAGGTAATGTGGTATTCCGTCAACGGGATGCGAATGCGGCTATTGAAGGTCTCGTTCGGGGCCTGTTCGACGCCCGTAAAGCAGGCCGTCATTCCCCTACCGATGCCAGAGCTAAAGGCTGTGGGGTCGATCTGGAGCATTTCTCCGCCGCCACGGACTTGCAGGGTCAGCACCGTTCCCCTGGGGTGCTTCGGCTTGCAAGTGAAGGGCCACGGGTCGCTGATGTGCAGCAGTTGGTACTGGGCGACGATGAGGTACTGATCGAACAGCGGCAGTTCCTCGCTGATGTCCTGCACGTCCCCTAGCACGTTAACCTTCTCGTCCGGCGCGCCCCACTGCACCGTGACAGGCACGCAATCGGGTTCGCCCGGCCAGTGCGAGTCGCAAATCTCCTGAAGCTTATTTTTGAGTTCCTTGACTCTCGCTTTCGTGCTCTTTGAACTGCACGGTTTGAAGTACCACCGCCGCATGCCGCCCAAGCCCTGCGCTGTGGAGAGCGCACCTTGCGGGAAACAAGACAAGTCCTGCAACCCCTGGCAGGATTTCGGAAAGGCCGCCGGATCGGCCAGTGAATTTAACGGCGTCGGGATCATTAGTTGCCTTGCCAGATTGCGGGCATGCCCTGGAGGTTCTGTCCCATTGCTGGAGAGCCCACCGTGTCCACATTGCCGCCGCCAGTGTTGCGAGCAATCTGGGCTAGATGCTGGTTGGCCTGTTGCATTCCTTGGGCCGTCTCTTGCGCGTAGTCGATATGGATACCCGCCTCGGTCTGCATCTTGTTGGCGAAACCGGAGAGCGAGGAAAACGAGAATTGCGGCTGGCCCCACGGCGGCATGTTGAACGGCTGAGCTGGACCGCCCATCATGGCGTTAATGTCGCCACTAGCCCCCAAATACTTTTGCCACTGCTTATGTACGAGGTCTGAGGGAACGCCAAATTCACGGCTCAGAATCTTTTCCAATGCTGGCCGGTCGGTTTCGGTAATGGTGATTCCCTTTTTTGCGTCTCCTCCGCGAGCCTTGCGGAATTCCTCTAATTCTGGCAGTTCTCTATGGGTCAGGTATGGTGGTGGTGCGCCGGGCATATTCAGCAATGGATTCTTGTTTCGTGCGTCAAATTTTCCGCCCTTTATGAGGGCATGAAGATTGTCAATAAGTTCTGCCTCTCCCTCACTGATTTGTCCCGCACCACGCCAAAGGCGAAACCAAGTCTCTCGTGCGTGGCCGACGCGATACTCATCCATGCGTTGATTGACGGCTCTTTCCGTTTGTGGGGTCGTGGCATAACCCACCCACGCCTGATAAATGTCTCCATAGGACAGGGCGTAAGGATTGATTCTGCCAGGAAAGCCTCGACTAGGATCGGGAGGCGTGAGCCATTGCGGCTGCTTCAGCGCATCTTGAATATATTGTCGAATCTGTTGGTCGGTGCGAGTTTGATGGCCATATTTCTCGCGTTCTTCGCGGATTTCTTTTGCCACCAGTTCATTCATAATACCTGGAATCCCAGCAATCTCTCCCCGCCCCTCAGTGCCCTGAGTGCGAAACATCCGGTAGATTGCATGGGCGGTTTCCAGCGGGTTTTTTACGTCTAACGGATGAACTAGGCCGACGCCCATTGCTTGCGTCATCCAGCGTGTCGCACGCTCAGCCCATTGCTCTTTATCGGGCATCGTGCTAAGGAGTGCCGTTAAGTCCGCTTGAAATTCTGCTGGTCCAGCCTTTTCGCCAGCACGACCAAGTTGCGAAAATAGCGCTCTTTGCGGTGCGACAAGCGGCTCCATGTTGGTGCGGCCCGCAAGTGCCTGAAGATCGGCGAATTGCCGAGCAAAAGCGATTTCTTGCTCTATCTTCTGGGGAATCTTGCTCAGTGCATCGGTGATTGCCCAGCCGATGTGGAACATTGCCCCGCCGCCGATCATGCCCGCAGCCCCGCCGAGCAGACTGGCGGGAATCTCTCCCATGCCAAGTGCATTTTGTAAAAATCCAGTGGCAACTTCCGAAACGCCACGTTGCGGTCTGGCACCCCTACCCCAAGACAGAATACCTTCTCGCCAGTAGGACATCTCCTCGGTCGCTTTTTTAGTTGCCTTGATGTTTGCATGGCGCGCCTCAGTCTCTTCGTTCATGGACCCTAGACTGGTTTCGATGGTGTGCAGGGCTTTGCGGGCGTCAGGGTCGCTCGGAGTATACTGCATTCCGAGCCGTATCCCTAAATCGGTTTGGGTGGGCTGTAGTGGACCTTGAGCCCCCGGTGGCAATGGCTTGAAGTGCGTGGGAGCCAATATGGGGCCTTGGCGCGCGATTTCTTCAATGAGCGCGGGAACATCCGACTTGCCTTTGAGGGTAAATGTACCTCGGCCGCGTTCCCCGCTAATCACTACGTCGATGGCCGATTTCGCTTTTTCTGCCGCCGTTGCCAACGTCGTAAATTCAGTACGCAGTGCGCTAATGCGATCGCTAAGTTCCGTTGGGGCCGCCATCGCCTTAAACGATAGCTTCCATTTATTGGCCGCCTCTTCCACGACCTTCTGGATTTGCTCACCGGTGCCACGGGTGACCTGAAGATCGACGCTCAGAGGGGCCTGTGCAATGGCCTGCTGGAGTTTCGCGTGAGTGCGCAGAATTTGGGCCAACGATGCTTGCTCATCGGCCAGCAGCCGGAATACGATGTCCATACCGGACATGATTTCGTTTTCGCCGCCACCGGTGGACATGATCCATTACCTCTTCGCTGACCGTCGCCACTTCTTCATTCCAGAAAACCGCCGCAAATCCTCTTGCGTCATCGAAAGGTTCGTATGATCTGGAGAAAGAGCCCCCATTAAGATTGCAGCTTCGTAGATCGGAAGTCTGTCTACTTCGTCTGGTCGGAATCCGTATCGGTCTCCGAAAAATTCGTAGATTGCCGGATATCCGTCGTAGCAAGGTCGTCCGGTGGTTGGCTTTCGGCCGGAGCCGGCTGAGCGGTCCGGCCAGACGAGTTTTTTATGGCCGTGTCCTGACTCACCAGGGCAATGAGGATCGACAACTCCTGAAGCTTCTCGCGGGGAAGCGAGGTAATGAATCCCAGCGCCCACTGCACGCCGTCGATCAGGTCGATGGGGCCGCTGGTGTCCTTATCGACCTTGTGCTTGGAATCGAGGGTGTGCCAGAGCATGTAGGCGGTCTTCCAACTACTGCCGTTATAGGCCGACCATTCCTCCTCGCTGGGGATGCCGCGCATGTTGGCCGCCGCCGCCCCTTCCCAAATACCCGCGTGATAGCTGGCCGGCAAGCGTTGCACCATCCGCAAGGCGAATTCGCCTGGATCGCGGCGTTTCCAGAGGACCAACGCCTCTTCGTCGCTGTAGCTGGCCATGCGCAGCGGTTGACTCAGTAAGTATTTCACCCCCTCATACTCGAAGGTACGAAACGTCTTGCCGGCCACGCGGGAGGCAGAGGAGACTTGCGTCACGGCTTAATGTTCCTCCCCATACTCAACACACAGAAGTTCTCCCGTGAAGCGGCCTTCTTCGCTTGGCCACTCTCCGGAATAATGCTCAACCGATCTGTGCCAAACGAACAATCATTCTTTACCGTCCCATTGAAAGATGGCCAGCGACCTCTTCAGATAGAGCATATTGCAAGCGCCGCTACTTGTCTTTGAGCCGTTAAAACCGGAGTTTTCGCCTACAGGTACGAAACTTTTGTGTTCCAGCACGGCTTAGCCTCCGACAACGCAAGGGATGAAGTTCAGTTGGCCCGCATAGTTGCCGGACTCCGTGGGAGCCGGTCCGTGCGTGAAGCCTTCGCGGCATTCATCAAGTACCGATAGCCAGGTCGAACCGTTCCACTGGTATGCCGTCACCGGCACATGCGTGAACTTGGAAAGCTCGATCAGCTCACTGGCCCCGTTGCTCGCCCTGCTGCCCGGCGCCCCGCCGCTCGACGCGCTGCCGCCCGGCGCGCCGCCGCTGCCCCCGCAGCAGTCGCAGCAGTCGAAGGTGCCGTGTATGCCATGCGGCATTTTCCACCAGCCCTTCGAGGAGAAGGTGTAGTTGTGCTCGACCGGATCGCCGTTTTCCAGATTGCAGATGATCGGGTCGGCTTCGATCATCGCGTAGCCGGCAATATTGCTATTCCAGTGACCCCAACCCATAGGAAATACAGAAAGCCAGATGTATTGCCCCGCATGGACGGTGAACGGATTGTCGTTGCACTGCACCTTTGTGGTCAGCGAACCGTCCCACGATGCCAGACCCGGAGTGGAGTCTTGGGCACAGAACGATTTGTCGTGGCCGTACTTGCGGACCGAGACCCGCGAGTTGACTTCGATGCGAGTCACCTGCTCGGAAAAGTACCGCAGCACTCCGTCGGGTGGCGTGCCGTCCAGCTTGAGATTATCGCAGTTGATGTCCAGGAAAAAAACGCGCGAACAGCGGGCTGATTGCCCCTTGCCGCCGTCAGGAACATTCGTGGGCAGCGTGGTTTTTGGATTCATGGCAACACTTCCTTGTGTTTGTGTGAAATATCATTCTGTGGCAACCACGGCGCGTCTGGAGGCACGTGAGGACTCACTGAAACGGGAGAATTCGCTGGAATGGGAGGACTTGCTGGAGTGGGAGAATTCACTGCTAGGCAGATGTTCGGACAGGCAGCACAATGCGCTATCCACCCGTGGCTGCTCAATGCACAGCGTCATCAACTTCACCAATTCCCAGCCCTGGTACGTCGGCTCAGTCAGTTGATGGCACGTCGGCGGTCCACCGTCCAGCACGTCGATGACGCAGCCGTAATCATAATCCCACGCCTGATTACACCAGACGCGCCGGCAGTGTTCAGCGATTGCCTCGCCATCCTCCAGCTTGTCGGGATCAACCCATATATGCAGGGCCAGCGTGCGGCGCAGGCCCTCGAAACGGTCGCTGCGGTAGTGCATCCGGCCGCTGCCGGGGACCAACGACATATAGGGAAAGGGATATTCATCTACGGTAGGCAATCGTCCGGTCACGAAGTCGCTAAAGGGCACCAGAGCGCACGCAACCGGATCATCACGCCAGCGTATCGCAAAGCTCATCAGAAGTCCGGGCATTACATGAGCCCTCGTGAGGTCAACAGCACGGTGGCCGCGAATTCACTCCAATAGCGGTTTAGCGTCACCCGCAGCCAAGGGCGCTGGATCACATGTTTCGGCGCTTTGCTGTTCGGGTTGGTCGGATAACGGATACCAAGTTCATGGCCCATCATGTATGATCGCAACGTCGTCATGCCGCCTGGTGCATTGGCATTCACGCCAATCCGCACCACGATCTTCCCTTCTTCGTAGTTCTTTTCCTTGATCTGGTAGCCGATGCTGTCACGGCCCGCGCCGGTGCTATGCGGCGGCCCAAGGCGAGTAAACTGCGTGACCATCTTCCATTGCTCAATGAACTTCCGCCGGCTGCGGACGCGCCCAGTCGGTTCCACGTAGAGGAATGGCGTCACGTTGGCCAAACCGCGCTGATGGCTCGGATCTTCTCCGGCCACCACCATCTTCAGGTGTTGGACCATCAGGTCGGCCCCCCTGTGTACGCCGGCCTCCAGGCGATCGAGGGCACGCCCGCGCAAGACGGCCATCAGGTTATGCACATCAATCGGCACGGGATTATGGCTCCACGATTATGCTTGCCTGCCGGATAGTTACGACTCCAGTGGTGGGAATCTCCTGCCCGGAGGTACCTTGCCCGGAGGTGCCGACCGCTTGGCCCCAGTCGATCCAGGCCCAAAGCTGAATGGTGTCCGGCGCTTGGCGGGTGACGTTGTAGGGCACCCGCGGTAACATGACAGGGATGTCTTGCTCGTTCTGGCCGGAAGTCCCGATGATACCGATGGTGACAGCGATCATGCTGCCAGGCAGATCGGCTGCATTGTGATTGGTCCTACGAAGCTTCAGTGTTACCGTGGCCGGATCGTCCAGAGTGCAGCCAGCTAGGCTAATCACTGCCTGGGCCTGAATTGTCTTGACCCTGCCCCGCTGAGGGGCCGGGATGGTGACCTGCACCGCTTGTGTGGTCTGCGGATCAACCTGCACCCGGCGGCGACGATCACGTTGGCGACGGCGCGGCAGGTGCAGTGGCGTTCTGCCCATGACCACGGTTGCCGGTGTGCTCACGAGGTTGTAGGGTGTTCCGCTGTTAAAGATGGCTTGCATGGCGGTTGTCCTTTCAGCTTTCTTCCGACGGCCCTTCGTTCCACTTGCACGTTACAATTCCGAGACGATGCTGGCTTCCTTGATGACGATGTCGCCGCTGTCGGGCAAGGAGTCGATGCTGGCCCAAAGCTCCACAACATCCCCGGATGTTCCCGATAGGGTGACTTCCACCGGAGGCAATTCAACCACAGCGCCCGTCATGGATTGCCCGGAAGTGGAGACACCGACTTTGATTACGGTGCTGGAGTTCGGAATATCGGCGGCCGTGTGATTGGTGCGCCGCAACTTCAGCGTAATGTTCCGCTCAGTGGACATAACGGCATTGACAAAATTAACTACCGCACGCGCCAGCACGATCAGTTTTCCATTCGCGCGAATGAAGGTGATTATGGGCGATGTGGTGCCGAACTGCACCTGCGCCGGCGTGTTGGTAAGTACGTAAGGGGTTCCTGTGGCATAAGCGCGTTGTCGTAAAGGCATCGAAGTGTTCCTTAATTTTTCACGATGATACTGGCTTCGCGGATGCTAACTTCTCCATACATATCGTAGTCGTGGGGTATGTCGTCGATACTGGCATAGAGTTTCACTACATCGCCGGGCGTTCCAGAAAGTGTATATTCGATCGGCGGGATTTCTACGACAGCATCGGACAATGATTGCTCAGGTGTCCAAATGCCGAGTTGGAAGTTGGTAAGAGAATTAGGCACATCGGCTGGAGTGTGATTGGTGCGTCTCAGATAGATCGAGATCACTTCCCCATCGGCAAACATCGCACCAGATAGATCAATTACCACACGAGCTAAGATGATTCTTGTGCCGTTGGCTGCCCGAAATGTGACTTGCGGTGATGTAGTACCAAATGTGACTGGCGCGTTAAAAATAGTCAGTGTGTAGGGAGTTCCAGCAGCGTATATGTTTTGCATAAAAGGCATAACGGTTATCCTTTCACGATGGAAATTGAGGCGGCGGCAAGGGAGCTGGAGCGCCTGCACCGAAGTATTCGGCCCCCTCAATGATTCTCACGACTAGGGCGCACGGCAGACGGTCGAGCCGCTGGGCGTCGAATATCTCCAAAATGCGATAGCGGTTTCCTACCGAGTCCAACAACCGATGTTCTCCAGAGGCCAACTGGATGTTGGGCTTATGTTCAAAGATGACGCGGTAGCTATAGCGGCTCCATTCGGCCGAATAGCGAATCTGGGCCAGTTCTACCGCCGGCTGGAAGCGTACCGTGAGCACGTCGTCCGCTGTGGGCGGTGACTGGCCGCTGAAGCAGCCTTTCCACACTGGCTTAGCCTCGTTGGCACGGCCCTTGCGGTATTCGGCCTTCAAGAGCGTGGCCTGATTGAGGACCGAGGGGATGATGGAAAGGTTGCGGCAGTGTGCTCGCCAGGTTTCGATATGTTTGCGGCGCTCGTAGGCCAGGATAGTCCAAAAATTCTCGTCCGAATCGACGAGCATGGAACCCAGCGGTGGCTGCATGGGGCTGAGGATTTTGGGCCAGACCATCCACTGGTCACCTTGCGGCACCTGGGCGTCGGTGGGCTCCATTTCATGCCATGCCACCGGCTCCGTATGCACGGCGTCTTCCAAAAGAAGATCGTCCTGCCCTTCGACCTTGAGCGTCATCGTGCTCAGACCGTAGACCGAGAGCAGGTCGCGGGAGAAGTCGGGAGCGTAGGTGATAATCATCGGGCAATCGAAACTATCTCGAAGGGTTGTAGTTGGACCGCCTCTTTCTGACACTGCATGATGGCCATGTCGAACCACCGCATCAGACCTTCCCAACTCATACTTTCCCCGTGGATGTTGTAGTTCGGCTTCGGCCCCGCTTGGATGATCGTCAGGCGTAACCCACGCAACGTGGCGAGCGTCTGGTTCACGTCCCCGGTCATGTCGGGGATGTCCAGCACATACGGCGTGTCTGCTTGTCCCGACGTGCCGTTGCTCATGGCGGCTTCCTTATTGACTGGAGGCTTGCGCCTGCACCGATGTCTCGACCTGCCCCAACTGGCTCCCTAGCGAAACGTACTGGTCCAACACGCTGGCTTCCGCGCCGAATGCCGCCAGCACTGCTGCCTGATTGCGGTTGATGCGGCGATTCACCACGGCGACGTGCCGCCCGATGAAGCGACGGAGGTTGGATGCGATCTGCGCGGGCGGGACCTGCTTGGATGCGATCTGCGCGGGCGGGACCTGCTTGGATGCTGCACGCCGCATTCGGCCCGTAGCGCGACGTTTGCGACCTGGTTTCTTTGCCATGTTCACGATCCTCAGCCCCTGGAAAGGCAAGGCCCCAGCCGGCTAGGGGCTGGCCTGCTGAGGCTTTAGGACCTTGTGACGCGCAATTAACCGGGACTCTTGTAGTTGTGCCGCTGCACCAAGCGCGGTTCGCTCCAGAACCACTGGCCGCGCTCGTCGAACCGCCACCGCAATACGATGTCCTGCGTGAACTCGGCCTCGCTGTTGGCCGGGGCCATGATGACCTTGATGTTCCAGTTGGTCATGTATTTGACGGCCTCTTTCAGGTCGCCGTAGAACCACACCTTGTCGGACTGCGGCGTGCCGGAACCGGTCTCGCTGTAGAGCCCCGACCTAATCATTTCCTGCCGCAACATGCGGGAGACTTGCACGTCCACGTCGCCTAAGGTCTCAATGATCGGGTTAGGGCCGATGGTATTCAGATTACCGTCGCCGAAACCGCCGATGGCTTGGCTGATCCGCCACGTCTGGAACGCCTTCATAATCACGGCGATATTGAACCGCTCGGTAAAGCAGGCGAATACTGAGGGTCTGCTGCCGAAGGTGATCGGCAGGCCGTCGTTCGGATCGATCAGTTTGGATTGGTACTGGTCCGCCGTTTGGAATGCCACCCAATCATTCAGGGGGTTGCTAGGGATGTCGTTAGCGAACTTGAACGGCCGCGTCGGGAAGTAACTGGTATCCGCAAGCTGCCCGCTGCCCGTTCCCAATGCGTACTGGTAAGGGTCGAGCGTGACGGGGGCCGAATCGTAAAGGAACTTTTCGATGTAGGGCACGCTCAGCGCCCCGATCAATAGCCGCAGTCCGCGCTGTTCCTTGCTGATTCCCAACACCCGTGACCCCTTGGCGGCGTTCTGCGCCACCAGCCCCGTGCGGTCTGCATAGATCGAAAGCCGATCCACGCCCATGATGCCGCCGCGCATCTCCGTGGGCGGCAGAATCTTGTAGTTCTCGCCCATTGAGAGGTATGGGAATGCCTTCTGCGGCTTGACCAGCAACAGGTCTTCTGTGTCGCTCAGATCCTTGGTGACCGGCAGCGACACACCGGGAATGCGCTCGCCATCGACTAAGCCGGTGTTGTAGACGCCCGCTGCGCGGGAGAATTTAAACTCCTCATGCTCAAAGCCCTTCAGGGTCGAGTTGATGAGGATTTGTCCGGTAATGCCCGCGAACATGGTGTAATCCACGGCGGACACTTCACCCGCTTCACGCATTCGGCAGAGTCGGCCGAACCGCTCTCGACAGAATTCGTCCGGGCCGAAGAACTCGTGGAGGAAGCTCATGCCGACCGGCTCGCCGTTGCTGCGATTGATGATCGTTTCGGCAGCCAATTCGCGGAGGCTCACGTTGGTGCGCTGTTCCTCCATGAAGATAGCCGGAGACTTGCCCTCGATAAGAAAGTTGCCATCGTCAAGTGCCAAGGCATGCTCGCGGAAGTTCCGCACCGTGTAACTGTCGGCGAGGAAATCTTCGTTGATGCGGCGGCCCTTCGCCTCTTCCTGGAGCTTCCGCCGCCACATGCGGCCAATTCTTTCATATCCCATAGCAGCATTCCTTTGCTGTTAGTTTGGTGGTAGTGGCCTATTGGCCGCTGGTGCCGGTGTAGGTGCCTGCGACCTCTGCGGTGCCCAGTAGGTTGCGAGCCATGATATCCACTACCACGCGGTTCATGGTTCCGCTGGCGCGGAATGTTCCGAGCGAAGCCGTGGTAGGGATTGCTCGCCCGATCACGGCGCTCTTGGTGGCGCCGCCGGCGAGCTTGTCTACTTTCTGGGGACTGGATGGATAGCCGGTGCCAGCGCCAGTGCTGTAGATGCCCACCGGTTGATTGGCATACCAAGCCTGTGCCGGGCAATCGAATTCGAAACGGCCGGTAGTGCAGATTTGCACCGTGTTTCGGCGATTCTGGTCCTGACGGAAGGTAGTCTCACCGGATTGCAGGCCGACCTTCTCGTTGGCCACGCCCAGGAAATACTGGGCGAAGCCAAGTTGGTCCTTTTCTTCTGAACCTTCTGCATTAAGAAAGTTTGCAGAACGGGCCGTGTTGTCGGACGTTCCTTGCCCCGTGCCGCTGCCGGGGTGCATGTACATGAGATCGCCCTTCTCACACGAGTAGTTTACTGAGTCGATGGCGACTTCAATCAGATTGACATCGCCGTCAACATATCGGCAGGTGGATGCCATTGTTTTCTCCTCCTTGAGAACGATGTTTTGGTGGGCCTATTCACCGAAGAATCGCTTTTCCTTGGACGTGTCGGCGGTGTCTGTCGGCGGAGCCTGAAAATTCGTCAGCGGTGCGGGGATGGCCGTCTCGCGCAGGCGCGCCGCCAAGGCCATGCGTTCCCTGATGAGTTCCGCACGCTCAGGCTTTTCGGCCTTGATGAGTTGCTCCTGAAACCGCTTGGAGTAAAGCAACTCATCATTGGTAGGAAATTTGGCGGCTTGCACCTCGGCCGCAACGTCGACCTCACGCAGCCGCATTGCCTTTTCGGCCTTTAGGCCATCGAGTTCCTTGTCCTTGGCCGCATTGTCCGCCTTGAGCATCTTGGCTTCTTCAGTCAAGCGGCTCATGTCATCGGTGCCCTGGAGCTTGGCTACCAGGTCTGGGCGTTCCTTGCTGAGCGTTTCGAGGGTAATGTCTTTGTACTCGACAACCATGAATACCTCCTCCTCCTTGAGGAAAGTGCTGCCGGCCGGGACCGACAACGCGGGTGATTCTTTCTTGATCTCGCCTTCGATAAACTCTCCGGGCTCTTCCTCTTCCCACAATCCGCGCGTGGTCCCGGGGCGGCCCACCAGGTCGATGGAATAGACCTTGCGGATCTTCGTGACGTGCCGCCGCCCATCGCGAATCTCGTAGGCGCAGTCGGCGTCGTGCGAGAAGCCCACGTTCTTGGGATCGTTCTTGGCATCCCAAATCAACTGCGACGCGCAACGGTGTTGCGGATTGAAATGGAAGTCGGTGCGGATGCCCTCGGGGCTCATGTGCGGATTGTGATGGACGCCGAGCTTATTGTCGTAGGGCGGATTCGAACCGTCCTTGGTGTGATTGACGAAGGTGGGCATGCCGTCATAAAGCTGGGCGGCCTCTTGCATCACGGCCGGTGCGTAGATGCCCATGCCGCGGGTGCCCCCGCCCAAGACCAACACATCCTTGATGACGCCGTTGGTCTCATCGACCGTGAGAGGCGAGGCTTGCGGTTGGGCACGCTCCCGGAAACGGCCCTGCTGTTCGCCGCTGACAACCTCTTCCTTGATGTTCGCAACGGCGGCATTCGCCGACTTGATGGCGATAGCCTCAGCGTCGGCCTCCTTAGTGCCCTTCTTTGTTTCCCGCTCCAAGGTCTCATTGGCGACCTTGGCCCACACCTCTTGCTTGTGGGGTGTGTCGCATTTGGCTGTTTTTTCCTTGGCTTGGCTCGCCGTCCAGGGCATTTTGTGGCTTCCTGCCTGTAAGGCCTAAGAAACAAAAAAAGCCCGCAGAGGAAACTCCTCCACGAGCTTTGGATTGATGTCTCAAATACTCGCACCGGCCGACGCAACATCGACCAGCATCAAATCTTATTATACACCAAATTTTACGTTGTCAAGCCTCTATCCCAAAAAAAACGTGAAGGCAAGCTTAATTGCCGTCCCGGCCGCACGTTAATGGTCGTCCGGCGGCACCAGTTCGCTTAACCGCTCGCGAATCCGTTCTAGGCAACGTGCGTATCCTACAATATCAACTAACGAGTCGCGCTTCGGTGTAAACACATCCCTAGCAATCTTCAGCAGAATCATCATCCTGGCCACATCTTCGGCGTCCAATTCAGCCGTTGGCTCTTTGCGGCACGCGAAGTAGGCATTCCACAACCGGGCAATCCGCAAGTGGTTCGGCAGGGGATGGTCATAATCACGTTCCCGCGGTCCAGCGGTAATCTCGGCCGCCTCCTCCAAGATGGTCTTGCTATCGCAACAACTCTTCGGCGAATCCATCAACAAGCTCCTCGATTGAATGGTAGACGGGTATTCCGTGGCTAGCGGCATGCTCGCATTCGGCGTCTGCTCCTGTTGACTCACCGGGCAACCGCAGCACCGCATGTGCCACCTCTACCCACGAAAGATCATTGTCGATCCATGCTTGATGCGGAAACTCTTGGTGTCCAGGCAGGTGGCACGTTAGGTGTGGGCACAGTACGGCAAAGCTTGCACGCATTAACTGCTGTATGGCCGCGTAGGCTTGCCGGAGGTTGGATTGCAAATCGCCGATCATTATCGGGCCTGATACATAGATCCTTGGCCTCATACGGCCGCCCTCATCTCGCGTGTCTCTGGATGAATCTCCACCACCGCCGGCAATTCCAAATAGTTCACGCGCTTCTCACCCGGTCTCGCGCCAGCTTGGATGCCTGAATGTCCTGGGCAACTCCTTCCTCGAAAGGGACAGTAATTGCAATCGTTCCCCAGAACTTCCGACCGTCGATCTGCTCGTTCTCAGCGTCGTCCCACATCCTGTCCAAATGCTTATGGGCAGCATTCCATTTGCGAGCGTTCCCCTGAGGACGGGCCTGTGGTGGGAGATCCGTTGCCGAGTCGCCTTGCCCGCTGCTACCGACTGACGCGAAACACGGTTTCCTTGTCAAGATGTTTCCTCCTTGAAGCGAGCCGCAGTGGGCACATCTTCTACGATCTCGGCAGAAGCTACGTCGGAACGTGTCGCAAGCTCGGTGCAGCACTCCTCCGCGCGGCGACGATCCGAGTAGGGGCCAAAAGTGCCGTCGTAGAGACTTGATGACGCAATGTTGGTTCTGTAACGCATGCACACCGTGTAGAAGACGGGCTTCAGATAGCAAGTTCCATTCATGCGTCGAATCTCCCTCATCAGAAAGTCAAGGTATACGTAGCCCATTTTTCAGCAAGCCGCCGCAGCCAGTTCTTTCAACAGCCTCTCCAATTTCTTGCGTGTCGTGGGGTGCCGCTCGGCACTTCGCGTCAACGACACGATCATGCCCGACATGCGCGTGCAGAACTTGAAAATCGCCGCGTGCTCGCGGGCCAGCACATCAAAGCGCTCGAACGATCCCAGGTGTGCCAGGTGCAAATGGTGATTCGCGCCCATGCGACAGCATGGAAGCCAGAAGCGGCTATCCATTTCCAAAGAAGGAAACCACCAAAATGGAAAGATGTGGTGGGCTTCTTCGGCCTTGGCGGAACAGTAGGCACACTCCTTGCCCTTCAACCATTTCTTTGCGGCTGAGGCAAAGCGTGATTTCCGTCGCGCCCCAATGGCCGCCGCGAACATGGTCTCCCGGTCCACGTCCTCAGGGAGCTTCAGCACGTCCGCCATCACCGCACCGAGATTTAGGTGCTTCTTCATTTTGTGTTCAACAATCCATGCCGCTTCAGACTTGCCCGCCCCAATTGCCCTTCCTTGTATCCATTCTGGTACGCCCCGCTTTTCGTCGCCGCGAAACGATCCATGCTTCATGCTCCTGGTTTGAGGGCTGAAAGTTCGGGCCGCATTTCCAAAAGCCACTGATCTTCGTAGTAGTTACTCACCCGATGAGCGCGGGCATACGCCAGCTTCCCTTGCAGCATGAGCGTATACTCGATGCACTCATGTAAAACATTAAGACCGCGATCGTAGGGTACAAAAGACCAATCGACGATGATCTTGTCGGCGGGGACGAATGGCCACTTCTCGCTGTTGCCTGCACAGATTAAATCTGGGCACGAATACTTCACGACCATCGCCCGCATGTCAATAGCCCACACTTGCTGACCATCGACCAGTCCGAGATAGATGCCCCTTACGCCCGGCTCATATTCTCCGTAGGCTTGATTCATACCTCGCGGACCGGCTGGTAATGAAAGGATTTCCGACTTCCTGGTACTTAGCCACTCAGGCGTAATCCACAGACCAGCCATTGCGAGGTCTTCCTGCGTCGGCTGCATTGCGGCCCTATCGTCGCTCGAATGTTCCCGCAATCGCGACTCTTGCAATTTTCGTAAACCCTTGACACGCCATTGTTGAATGGACACATATTGGCCACCATCCGAATATGCGTCAGAATCGGATAGAGCTTTCGCTAACTGTTGCTCCGCTTCCTTCAGGGTGTAGCCACCGTAGTATTGCTCGTTACGTTCCTCTTCCCTTGTCGCCCCGCTGGCCCGCTGGACCTGCCGCGGCTCTTCGCTGGCGCTGAAGGGTCGGGCGTTGTCCGTTTGGCGGTTGCGCGGTTGCGTGCCGTCACCACAAGCCGTAGCCGCCATCGTTAACGGCGACGGATTGGTCTTGATGTTGGCGGCCTCGGTTTCCGAGTCCAATCCCTCACGCTGCTGCCAGGTGGTGACACTCAGTACGCCACACTGGACTTTGATCTGATTGGCCTGCGCCTCTTGAATCCCCTGCCGCGCCAAGGGTGGACCGGTCATTTCGAGCTTGAAAAGCTCCAGTGTGTCTTCGTCCAGCAGCGCCGCCTCCATCGCGACTTCCAACACGCGCGTGGCGACTTCCCGATCCTCTTCTACCATGTCCTCCTGGTGCTGCTCGAAGGTCTTGACCACTGGCCCTTCGGCTACCATTGCTGTGGCAAAACTTCCTTTGTTCAGCGCCCCGCTGACCATGTAATCGGCCAGCCCGACGCTGGTGGCCACCGCTTGCAAATCGGCCTGAATCGAGGCCACGATCTTGTCGGTTTCGATGTTCTGGTTAGGAAACTGATATTCGGCCTGGTCGGAGGTGTCGAGAATCGCCCCCTCGGGATACTGCGAAATGTTGCGAATCTGGCCACCAGGGCCAGCGATACTGGTCATAGCATTAGCCGAGAGCATCGGCTGCACGGAACCCGCCAGGGCGTTGACTCGCTTGCGAATCAGTGCGATCTTGGTCCGCACCTGCACCAGTGTGCCCATTGCCCGCAACGTCCGCATGGATTGTTCTAGGCGGCCTTGCACCCAATAGGTGTCGGGGATACCGCGTGGCGACGAGCGGTCCACGTTCACCTTGCGGTGCTGGATTTCGCTGGCGTCGATCATGCGATCCCAGGCGGATTGGTCGCTGTTGTCGGCCCCCAGTAAATTGGTGCGGCGGACGTAGTAACCCAAGGGCCTTTCGTAATCGCCCCGCTTAAACTGGATGCCAAACCACACTTCGTCCTGCTCGGATTTACTGGCGGGCGTCCAGACCAACAGCGGTTCGACAAAGCGCACCCGCAGACGAGCGTTATCGGTGACGTATTGTAGAAAGTATTCGCCGTCTCGACTCTTGCGATCGAGCTTCTCTTGCTGCACGTGCCGATAGCCGCCCGTACCAGTGTAGTCTCCAGTGCCATCATAGAAGTCATCTATCTCCTGCTGAGCTTTCTCCCTTTTCTCTTTCGGCGGTTTTTGCTTCGGGTCACGCAGCACAAGCGTCCACTTGTGCCCCTTGCCGGCCACGTGCGTCTTGAGGTTGTGCTGCACGCCATGCCAGTACGGATTGATCGAGCAAAACGCGCGGGAGCGGGCACGGATAATACGGTGCTGCGTCTCGTTGATGCAAAAGGCCGCGAAGTAGCCGGGGCGAAAAAGCGCTTGGCTGTAGGCCCACTTATAGTCAAACATCATTTCGTTCGGCTGTCCTTGACTGCTGCCGAACTGGATAGTGCCGTCTTCTCCGTAAGTGAAGGCCCGCTCTTCATCCTCGATCAGACGCCCGATCCAATCGGCCTGCTCCTTGAGGCGGTGGATTTCCTGGAAGAGTTCCGGCGGCACGTAGGTGGTCCGCTGCGGCTCGGGCAATGGCGATTGCCACCATTCCTTGAATCGTTGAAGAAGTCCCATTTATTTTACCTTCCATAGCGACTGATCTGGCCACATGGGCATGAGTCGGTCAAAATAGTACATTGGCTTACCAGAGTTCGGAGCAACCGACCTTACCGTAGGCAGACCACATTTCTCACACACCTCTTTTGTATCTCGGCCGCTGCCGCTGGAATAAACGACACCTCCGCAAATACACGTTCCCTCCACGCTCATGTCGTCACTTCCTTTGTTGCGGCTCGGGCACCGGCGGCTGCCATCATTCACGAAAGCGTTCCACAAGTCCCATGCTTGCCTTCCTTGGCTGGATTTGTTCTGTTAGGCGGCTGGTGATAGTTGGGTGCCGCGCAATAATCTGGTGGCGTGCCACTCTACGATGATTCTACTGGTTCGTAATGAATGCAGCCGAATGATGGATTCGTCTTTCATGGCTCTCGCTCCATTTCCTTGTGCATCACCCCACCGCGCCCCGCCAGCACTACCGTCAGCCGATCCGGCTTGCCTTGCCTCTTCCCTCGGCAAAACATCGCCGTCTTGACGCCAATGGCTTCTAACGTCTCGCGAATCGCTCGCCACTCAGCAACCGTCGGGGCACGCATCGTCCCGCAAATCTCCACGGTTTCGCGGTTGATGAATCGCACGGTCGCACACCACGTGTACGGATCGCCGTAGGATTTGCCATTCTCAAAGATTCGTAGTATGCCAGTGAGTGGTTCTAAATGGCCGTTTATTGCAGCAGGCTCGCTAAGTTATTCGGTGGCGTCCCTAACCCAGTACATAAGTCGAAACCGGCAGTTGCCTCCCATGCACCATTATTGCCGCTAGTGATGTCCCGCAGGCTGCCACTGAGCAAACTGTACAAGGCCGGGTGGACGAATCCCAGTTTGCGGCCCAGGGCTTGATTCAATCGACAGACGAGCGCCGCCCACAATGGGGCCGCCGCGCTGGTGCCGCCAACCGCCATGCTCTGGCCGTTCAGTCGGACCAGGAATCCCGTGTTGGGATCTGCGTTCGCCGCCACGTCGGGAACCATCCGCATGTTATTTCCGCTGGCCACGGCTGCCTGATAGTCCGGTATGGCAAAGAACTCGCTCAGTCCGCCGCCCGTCGCCCCGCTGGCGCTGTTCCAGACTATTTCGCTTTCGTAGGCACTGCCGGAAAGAAGCAACTTCGTGCCACCGCAGCCAAGAATGTACGGGGCCGAGCCGGGGAAATCGACGTTCAGGCCGGGCTGTCCATCGCTGCTGCCACTGTCGCCCGAGGCGGCGCAGATCGTCGTTCCCTGCTGGCCGGCGCTTTGCGCCAGGTTATTGATGGCCGTCATGCTGGCTGGCGTCCATTGATTCTCAATCGCGCCCCAGGAAATTGATACGGCATCATGTCTGGTCTGCACCGCTGCGGCCAGGGCGTTGTAGAAACCGGCCGTCGTGTTCGGGTAGAAGTAGAGCTTCGTCAGGGCGTTGGGAACAAGTGTGGCTATGATCTCCGCATCCAGCATGACTTCCACCGAAGCGTTTGTCTGTCTGGGATGCTGTTGGCCGGTGGTAGTGACGTTCGGAGTGCGTTGGATATTCACATGCTGAAAGTACCATCGCATTGCCTTCGCATCGTAGGCCCCGCCAAATTCCACGATGCCCACCGAATGCCTGCGGCCAAGCTGCGGCGGAAAGCCGTAGGAACCGGCCACGGTCGGTGCCATATAGCCGTTGAATCCTGCATGGGAATCGGCGAACTTGTGAATATGGTGGTGGTAACGCACTTGCGGTCGGGTGTCCAATCCCAATACCGCTACGACGTTGCTGCCGAATGTGGCGGGCACGCTGTAGGGTCCGCTGCGGCAACGGTGACGGCCGCGGCGACGGAGTTGCACTTGAAAGGTCCGCTGCACCGCAGCCACAGTCCCAGAGAACATGATGCTCTGTCTCTGTGCGGCCTCAAACCTCAGCCCGGCACTCTCGGCCAGCTTCGTCAGGGCGACTCGGTGCCGTGGTTTGCTGTCGGGCGCTAAAGCTAGGGTCAGGCGCAGCGGCGTGTTAGGGGCGTAGGGGCCTTGGTCATCATCGGGGAACTCATGGCGATGGGAACCGGGAATGAGGCGGTAGCTGGTCATACTAGGTTTCTTTGATACAAGTAAGTTGCTGCGGATTCAAGTAACTTAGGATCGTCTCTGAAAAAGCCGATGCCAATTTTTTCTCTGGTTGTGCTCACAAGGATTGTCCCATAGGTGTCAACCCCGCTTGGCGCGGCGGTAAAACCTGTCCCGTAGTCGCCTTCACCAACATGCGGAGTCCATACT